GGCCGTTATAATAATCTGTTGATTCTAATACTTTTCTTGTGAACTGTTCTCTTGCTTCAATGTACGAACATTCTGATTTTGATTTACAATAGTAAAGTATTTCTCTGGTAAAGTTTTCGGTGCCTAGTGTGATTACGTCTGCGGTTAATTCTGGGCTTGACCCGTAGTACTCTCTCCAGTCTGAGTCGACTTTTGACCGTATCTTCTTCCGCTTCTTTGTGCCGTTCTTTTGTTTGACTATTTTGTATGTTGTTTTGCTAAATTTTGCGAGTTTTTTGCCTATGTACTTGCGTCCAGTGAGATTATTTGTGATTAGATAAACAAATCCAACACATTCTTCGGGCAGTGTCTCAATTGGGGTATCTTGATAAAGCCATGTCATGTGTGATTTTGCGTATGTGCTATAGTTAGTCCTATTGTGTAATTTTGTATTTTTTTGTTAGTAAATCATCTGTACACCCGGTGCAACGGAGTTTTTGACATACGGTGTTTGTTTTTGGCTGCCAGTCTTGTAGTAAGTTTCCTAAAAGGTCGTGTTGACATTCACCACTGTAAATGTTTGCGTTCTTGTCTATGTAAAATCTTGTGTGCCCAGCATCACAGTGCCAACCTTGCCAATGGTCCATGTTGTTGTTGTGCAACCAATTGGCATACAATCGTCTTTGTTGTCCTGATTGATCTGTAACCACACAGTTGTAGTTTGAATGATCCTGATCAGGCAACAAGATTCATTACTCCTTGAAAATGTGGAACAGATCGAGTTTGTTGATCATAGTTGATACTGTTAACAGAATTGCTAATACCACGTTGATCCAACCACTGTTGATACATCTGTATTCGATCTTGATTCCAATACTCGTTCATAATGTTTACATGCACACTTTTTTGAGGCCGCGTCATGGCCTGATTTACAGTTTGTATTTTAAGAAAAAACTTTTGTTCATTAAAAAATTCTGAATGAGTACTAAAACTTATTGCATCAACAAGTTTGGCCAACTTCAAATAGTATCTGACACTGGCACTGCCATTTGTAGTCACAATGATTTTGTCAACTTGATAGTGATCTTTGAGCCAGGTAACCAATGGCAAAAAACTTCGATTGGCAGTTACTTCTCCGCCAGTGAATGAAATTTTATAAGGCAATAACTGGTTGTGTGTTTTGTTATAAAAGTTGTGCCATATATTTTGCAGTGTTTCTAAGTTAGGATGCAGACTGGTTGAATCGTGCAATTCTGAAGGACAATACATGCAATCGTAGTTGCATCTAGATCCTAACATCCATGTTAGAGAAATTGATGGCTCTGTAGGCTCAACTTTTACAATTGGAATCATGCTACTTCTATATCTGTGTTGTAGCTGGTAAAGCCATTCTCTTTGATAACTTTGAGAATGTTTTCTACCCTGCTGGTCAGTTCATCTCTATGGCTGACCAACCAGATTGACTTGTGACGTTCGCGACTCATCTTCTTCAGCAGGCCCAGTGCATTCTCTACACCTTGTGTGTCTAGCCCATTGTCAATCATTTCATCAATGAACAACAGGTTAATAGGAGAGTACAAACTTTCCCATACATCGCGGAATGCCCAACTCATTGAGAGTATCAATCGATTGCGTTCGCCACGACTCAGGTTGTCAAAGTCCAGTTCACGACCCAGTTCTTCAATGCTCACACTTAGATCGTTCATGAACTTCACTGTGTGTGGCAAACCAATTCTATCCAAGTAGTGTGTGAGACGTTGATTCAAATAGCTCAAATTTTGTTCAATAATCTTCTTACGCACAAACGAGTCTTTTGAGGTCAGCAGTTTGAGCAAAAAGTCCTGATGATCCTGCACTCTAGTAAGTTCGTTCAGGTGATCATAACTCACAACCTGCAGGGCCTGTTGTTGCATTTCAGTAATTTGTTCTGTGTAAGGATCGGTCTCTTGTGCTTTGCTATTGATCTGTGTTAGCATGGTGTTCATGCGACTGCGATGATCAATTGCCTGTGTTTCGGTATCATAATGTGTGACAGGTTGTGTGCCAACTTCTACAGGGGTGTGTTCCGCCAACTGTTCAGCATAGGGATCTGTTTCTGCACGTTTGGCATCAATCTTGTGTTGAATGTTTTCCAACTCACTAGAATGTCGAATAGCTTCTGTTTCTGTTGCATAGTGTGTTGTGGGTTTGATGCCCAACTTGCCTAGTGCAGTTAACGCATTTGTATTTTCCATCCACTGAGTATTAATAGACAATGCTTGTAGCGCCGCTTCTTGCAAGGCTTTTTCTTTGGCAGCCAATACTGTTTCGTGATTGGTATCATGAAAGTCTTGCCCGCAAGCATAGCACTTGTGATTTTTTAACTCTTCAATTTCGGTTTTGAGTTTGTTGATGACCTTTTGTTCTTTGGCCTCATCTGCTACACATCTAACAATGTATTTTTCTAGGTCTGCAATGTCTTTGGCTTTTTGGATGTAAGCAGCCAAGTTGGTATGTGCTTGTAGTTCTGCTGTGATATCAATGTGACTGAGTTTGTTGTAGGTTGATTCTAACTCGCTAATATCTTTGTGTTGTTTTTGTTTCCAAGCAGTTTGTCGACCAACAAGAGCAGTGTATGTATCTTGTTGTTGTTTTCTTGCGGACCATACAGCTAGATCTTTGTGAGCCAACAGTTCTACTTCGATGTCAATCTTTGCTAGATCGTCGTACTGGCCAACTAGATACGCCACATCACTGTCGTACTTCTTTTGCCAAAGCACTTGTCTACGCTTTAAACTTTCGATCTGTTCTTCAATTCGTTTGTTGGCTTCTTGCACAGCACGAATTCTAAACTCTTCGGACTGAATGGCATCTTTGGTCTGCCGGTTAAGTTCTTTGATCTTGTCAGCACGTTCACTCAACAAGGTAATGCCCAATAACTGTTCAATGATAGTGCGTTGGTCGTTGGCTTTCAAACTTAAGAACGGTTCTGTGTATGTGTTTAAGGCCAGCACATGTTTGAACATGTCATGGCTCATGCCAATAATACGTTCTACAGCGTCTTGTGTTTCGCGGCTGTCACCTTGTGCTTCATCCTCTGCGGACTTTTGTTCACTGTTCACATAGAACTTGAGCACATTGGGTTTGCGTCCACGCTCAATTTTGTATTCTGTGCCGTTGATGTGAAAGTCTAAACTGACCAACATGTTTTTGGCATTGGTCTTGTTTACCAAGTTGTCTTTGCGAATGTTTGATAGTGCTTGACCATACAAGGCATAGCTCAAGGCATTGATGATTGTGGTCTTGCCTGTGCCGTTACGACTGCCATCACCACCTAGGTCTAAGTTTTCACCTAACACCAAAGTAAGATCCGTGCGATCAAAGTCGATAGCTTGTGTGGCAGCACCCACACTCATAAAGTTTTTAACAGTGAGATTGCGTATTTGGATCATTCAGTGATTATAGCATTTTGTTATTGAATTTACAATGCAGTCATTGTTCATTTGACAGTGATATTGAATTTTTGTGACATTTGGTTGAACTCTTTCACTTGCCGATTGATTTGTAGATTGAAGTCATTCAGACTCATATTACCATATGAAGTGTAGTCTAATCTTGACAGTACTTCTTTGACTCTAGGATCGGCGGCAGCGTCTCGCATGTCCAATTCAATTTGTTTTTTCACGTTGGCTGGAACATTTTTGTGAATAAAAAATGCCAACCAGCTTGGTGGCTCTGGTAAATCTCTACCAGTAAGCTCTTTGATTGTGGGAACAGATGGATATCCCGGGTCACGGCGAGCAGCAATAATTCCCATGTATTGTAGCTTGCCTAATTGTACCATTCCCTTGGTAGACCCAATTGATCCAAAACCATAGGTAACAATTTTGTTGGAAGTATCAATCAACCAGGCTCCGTACTCTTTGTACACAATATGATTCATATTAACATCAAATAAACTGCTGAATGACGCACCAGCAAGATGCCCGGCAGATCCGTTTGCCCAAGATCCATAAGTTGGATTTTTGGCAATTTCTTCTTTGAGTGCTGCAAAGTCTTTGATTTGAGTTGATGCAAACAGTGTTAGATAAACTGTCCAGAACGGAAGAATTGGCTCAATGGCCGCAACACTATCTGGCCTGTTATACATGATAGGATACCCCACAATTGATCCAGCATCAAAATATCCAATGGTGTGACCATCTGCAGATTCTCTGTTGTAAATGTCAAGTGCAACACCACCAGATCCTCCAGGACGGTTCTCAATGATAACTGGAACTTTCCATTTTTCACTCAGCACTTCGGCTAGTTTTCTAGCGGTAGTGTCTGGACCAGACCCAACAGGCAACGATGTGATTATTTTGACAGTTTTGTTTGGAAAATTAGCAAATGCATTGCCAGCAAACAACATGGCAACCATCATGGCTGCAATAAATTTTTTCATTTTGAATCTCCGATTAAGTTAAGTGTTTTGCGACAATAGTCTCTGATTCGCTCCTGGTCAATTTTTCTTGCACCAAAAAACATAGTGTAGTCGCAATTTGTAATTATGTGCGAAGGTGCTAGTCCATTGTATTTGTTTTTTAGATGTTCAACAAACTTCTCAGTGGCATCAGGGTTTGGTATCCATACTGCTAGATATAATTTTTGCAGTTCAGAATCAATGATGGCTGTGGCATTTACTCTTCCGTTGCTAATGCCAAAATACTCGTTGACTTCCTTTTCAAGAGCTTGTATCTCTATCCAGGTGTATCCAATCCTATACAAATCTGCTCGACCATAGAAATAGTAATTGTTGTTTACTAGGGTAAATTTATCACCAGAGCTTTTCCAGTCTTGATCTATACTAGGAATGGATACATCCAATTGACCATTGGTGATTCTAAGATTGTAAAAGTCATCCAGTTGAGGACCCATGTTGTTGATTTCGTACGAGTCAAGATCTACATTTTTAAACACAGTCTTCAACAGAATAGCTGAGCCAATGGTACTCTCTCCATAAGTTGATCGTATTACTGCAACATTTTTTTCTTTTTGCAATTTTATAATTTCAGGAGTGATTTGATACAAAGTTAACAATTCAAGTTTGTAATCTACAGGTGACAACAGTTGTAAAAACTCAGTTAAAAACTCAGTTGTGTAAAGGAACAATTGGTTGGGTTTTTCCTGAATAGCAAACTTAACTAAATTTTTTATACTATCAGTTGGATTATTTGACCATATCTTTGTCAAATGATCATTGCAGGACATAAAACTCGGAAGTAAAAACAACACAACACTGGAACCATGATGAATATTTTTGGTATGGCAGATTCTGTCAGATTTTTCAAAATTTAACAGTTGGATCATTCGTTGACTCATACCGTAGATTTTGTGATGTGACTCGATGACTTTTTTAGGTATTCCAGTTGTGCCGCTACTGCTGGTACAAATTAGCGGCGTGTCGGGTGTACACCAAATGGCACTGGCAATAGCTTTGAAAGAACTGTGATCCTTCACAGTGTAATGATCAAATTCTTCAGCAGAGTTAATTACATTTATAGCAATATAATTGTATCGTAATTTGTTCCATTGATCATCTCTCTGTTTTGAATCAACAAACCAATAATCAATCTTGCCGTGCATGTTTAACCGATAATTGGTTTCTAACTCAGTAGATGCATTAACAGTTGGCAAATCAACCACTATCACTAAGCCCAATTCGCATATAGCAAAAAACAAACTGTAGTAGTATATGTCTTGTTTGGCCAAATCAATGTAGCAACTTTGTCCTGCCAAAACTTGATATTTTTCAACCAGCATTACTTTCCAGTAATCAATCATGTTGCACAACTGATCGTAATTGACTGCATGGTCAAGCTGTTGATCGGTGTTATGTTGATAAATTATCAAGTCTTTGTTAAGACAGTGCCGAGTAATAATGTTTTTAGGTTGTGTCATAAGTCAAGATATAATTTGCAATAGCCTGGTGCCCTTGATCTAATAAATGTCCAGTTGCACCAACAGGATAATTTAGTGCTAGATCGGTAATGCACCAAGACCCCCATCCAATAAATTTTTCAAAATTAATTTTTTGAATCAAATTTTGAATTTCAACGTGTTCATCATACAGTTGTTGATCGTTCATGAGGTCAAAACACAATAAGGATTTTACACTAGAGTTAAAATCTTGCCAAGGAACAATCCAGCGATCAATGTTGTTGTGATTTGCATTGATCATGATATAAGATTTGTTTTCAGATTCAAATAATCTTTGCAACAGAATAACATTCTGCAACCAAATTTTAAATGCATACAGTTCATTGTACCAATAGGTATAGTGCAACTGACTGTAATTTTTAAACTCTTGACTGCTTCCATACAGACTGTGTTTAAGTCCTGGGTTGAAATTTACTTCGTGATTGTTATCTGATCGATATCTTGTAAAACGAGTTACATAAGTCCAAGCAATATAAAACTTGTCAAAGTTTTGAATGTTTTTTATTGTACGATACACTATCCTATCATTAGTGCCGCCGCTTACTGCATCGTTGACAAAATTGCAATCTAAATGTTTTGCAGTCAAACTAGGCCATGCCTTATTGAGATCTATCAAATCGTCACCAAACGTATGACTACAACCATTGAAATACAATTTCATAAGTTTTGGTAAATCTTCAACAGTAGCTTGTTGTCGTAAAATTCTGATTCAATGTTAGTGAGTTGATCTGTGACAATTTGATCCACACTCTCAAACTTGATCTCGCCTGGTGCCATGTCTGTGTCTACATCTGAATTTTTGTTTGGAATCAAACTCATCTCACGCAGGTCGTAGTCTCGGATGAATGTTTCTTTGATGAAGTTGGCTTCTTCGTACGAAATCTCAATGTCTAGTCCAACACGCACATGCATCTTGGGCTTAAGAAGAGCTGGAGCGTTATCAATAAGGTTGGCGAGCCCGTAAACCCTATAGGTCGGTTGAGCAGGCCAAGCATGAAACTCAGGCGCTGCTCCCCATTCCAGTACAGTAAGTCCTCGTTCGTCGTCACCAGCATCTGCATAATTGTGAGGGAACGCATTACCGATATAGGTAATGTTCTTTTTGGTCTGTCGCTTGTGAAAGTGTCCGGTGAATACATGTTCAAAATTCTCAAAGTCTTCTCTACGCACCTCTCCGTGGTCCGGCATCTCCACCATGGCGTTCATCAAGTAACCAGGCAGTTCAAAGTGCCCGAACATGTACTTGCCAGTTAGTTTTGGAATACGCTTGTGGTCATCACCGCATAGCCAAGGTGCAATAACAACGTCACCACTGCTGAACCAATCATTACAAATATGTACATTAGGGAGATGCTTTGCCCACTCCACGCTTTGGATATCCCTCTTATCGCGGTAATAAAGATCGTGATTACCAGGAATAAAGTACACATGTTCAAAATTGTCATTCATATGCTCCAATGCTTTGAGGCTGTAGTTTAGGGTAACAATGTTTAGGCTGGCTCGGTTGTTGTGCCAGTCACCCAGAAACATGGCAGTTTCGCAACCTTCCTCTTTAGCCTTGGCAGTAGCCCATTTTACAAAAGCCAAACAATCTTCATTGTGTAGTGTTGAATTGCTTTTGA